TGCAATTTAGCAAGCAAAGCACTTTTATCAGTTTCGCTAAGAGTAGTAGGGTCTACATAAGTAGTTGTTCCTAGCTGCGAGATAGGGGTAGCCATCGGGGTAGGTGTTGGCGTTGCCTCTACCCCTGTATTCATAATGTCTGCATACAGCGACTCAAAACTATCTGCCACGATTTAGCCTCTGATAAATCCCAGTTGCTTCTGTTTTTAACGCTTGAATTTTGACTGGATCAGTTTCGCGCTTTATCTCTGTTGCGATTGTTGCAAGTCGTGCTTGATCACCTGCGGTAGTATCTGCAGTTCCTATTGACATACCTTTGTAATAAGGCGCGCGCAATTTTATTTCATTTGGATCGGTAAATTTAAGTGCTTTAGCTTGCTCTACGCCTGAACGTACTATTTCGTTGTATCTACGACCCAATGATTCGGTGACGATATCACTCGCCTCTACCATTTGATCTATAGCTTGTTTTGCAACGCGAGGATTAGAACTATAAACGTTTTTAAGTGCTTGAGTGTATTTCTGCAATGCGCTCTGCTGATCTTCAACCTGTGTAAATTCACCTAGCGTAGTTACGCTATTCGGATCGGTAGACTTTTTAACAAGAGTAATCATTGCATCAATGTTTGCGCGTGTTGGATTAGCTGCTAACTTTCGAATAGTTTCGTTATATCGCTGCACCTGATTAAAATCTTTTACAGGCTGCATAGCTTGAATGTCGCCACTCAATCGCATGTAATCACTTCGCTCTGCAGCTTCTCTTCCTGCTTGTCCTGCTTTTTCTTCAAGCGACTTTTGAAACTTCATTTCCTCTTGTTTTTGCGCCCACTCGCGTTGCTCTTTTGGTGTTCTAAAGACACCGCTTGGCGCTCCTGTTGCAGTTGCTGCTGCAGCATCAACAGGCGTTGCAGCACTTGGTACGTTAAATAGGCTTTCATACCCCTTCGGAATGTAACCTTCTTTCGCTGCTTCCAATGTCAAAACATCTCTTAGGTCAGCTTCACGCTTGGCACGTACTGCCTGCTGCTCAAGTAAGTTAGTCTTGAGTTGCGCTCCAATACTTCTAAGCGGAGCACCGCCCTCTTCTGCCATTATTGCATCAAGTGCTTCCATGCTTGGTGCTTTGAGAGCGCGAGTGATGTATGGCTGCAACGCCAAGTTTTGCTCTAGTGCTTGCTGTTTTGCTTGATATCCCAATAAAGCAGTAACAAGAGTGCCGCCCAACCCAACGGCAAGATTACGTTGCCAGCTACCATAAGGGTCCATCATTTGAGGCGTAGTTTGTGCGACCGTAAGTGCACCTAGCCCGTACGGTGTATCTGCCGCCGAAGTGTTCAATCCAAGAAGTGCTGCAGTTAAAGCATCAGTTGCCATTTTTTTAGCTTGGTCTATTCATGTAGTTAATACCGCCGAGTGTCAAACCTGTTGTCAATCCTGAAACAAGATTGTTTTGCCACGATGGTTGCTGTTGCTGCTGATTACCGTACTGACTATTCACCATCTGCATTGTTGCAATGTCGCGTTGTGTCTGCGCGCCTAATTGTGCAGTACCCATACTTGTACGCGCTCCGAGTTGTGCTTCTTCCATGCGCTGCTGCAATAGTTTTTGCTGTTGTTCAGCTTCAAACTTACGTTGCAGGTCTGCTTGCTGACCGGCCATGCCAGTCGTATACGGCAAAGTAAAGTAAGGAGTAGTTGCTGCAAGCTGTTCAAGCGGTAATCTGCGACCCTCCATTCCCTGCTGGAACACCTGTTGCTGATATCCTGCACCAAGCTGAAATGCTTGTGCCTGTGCGCCCTGCCTAGCCGCATTTTGCGCTTCTTTCATGTTTTGATACTGGACTTGAAAAGCGCCTGAGTTAGGATCAATGCCCTGTTCTGCCATGCGTTGTCTAAACCCTTGTTCTTCACGCTCAAACTGCGGTCCCATGCTGCGCTCAAACTCATTCATGACGTTTTGCCGCGCCTGATCCATTTGACTTTGAAACCCTTGTTCTGACATGCCAGCATAGGGATTGTTAGGATCATAGTTTTGCATACCCTTCATTGCTTGAACGGCTTGATAACCTGCATAATCTTGCAAAGTTTGCCCCTGTTGCTCTTGGTTTTGATCATAAAAACCCGAACGGTTGATAAACGCCGGCGGTTTTCGTGGCCCACGCGCACCGCGATTGTTGCGATTGCGCTCACGGCGATTCAAATTTCGCGGATTAGGTCTAGGCGTTGGTCCTGTCGGTTTACCCGCTGCTGCCTGAGGAGTTTTTGCTAATGCTGTTCTTCTTGGTGATGGTGCCATAGCTATACCTGACCGCCTAAATCGTATCTTATTTCAAAGCCAAAAAACTGTAACGAACTACCTCGGATCGCTCCTCCGAATCTGACAGCGCCACAATGCCCCTGTCCTTTTGCAGCGTACCTATCAAAGATATACTCTAACTCCGAGGACCACGCCGATCCCCACGGGCTTCCCCAAGGGGTATAAACGCCTGCCGTAGTTGATACGCTTGTAACGGTAGGTTGCCGCTTAAAGTCCGTATCAATTCCGATGTTAAGTGTAAGGCCACGTTTACCTCTTAAGATAGGGCGAATATCGGCAAACTGTTTGAAGTTGCTACGGCTACCGTAAAAGCTAAAAGCCGTTCTACCGCTGAACGCTATAGACTGACCATCTCCCGAACTTGGTTTTGCATCGGCATAGCCAGTCTCGCCTTTGTAAATCATCCCGGTAGTAGAACCGTAAAAAGGTAGGTCTAAAAACTTACCTGATGCTACAGCGTGTTGGTCGGCGTAAAGCTGAAAAGTTGTCCAGGCTTTTGAGTCTATCGAGTAAACAAGAAACTTGGCAGTACCTGTGCTGCTAGGAAGAGTAACGTACACCCTACGACCACTGGGCCAAAAAAAGCCCGTCCAAAGTGTGCTGAATGAAAGTGAAGCAGCGGTTTCTGTAATCAAAGGATTAATAGACCGCGAAACGGTGGTAACAGCTTGCTGCGGATCAAGTTCAAACAGTGCTGATACTGGCACTATGCCCTGCTGAGTAATGATCCAAATATCCTGATTTATTCTTACGAATGCCCTCGGTCCTAACGGCTTACCGATGATAAAATGCGCTACTAACTCCCAAGCGGTATCATCGGGAGAATAACCCGAATACAAAACTATTTCGCCCTCGCTACTGACGGCCATGAAAAGGTCTTGGGTACTTACACCTCGGATGTTGGTGTAGCTGCCAGTAAAAAGCAGATAACCGCCTCGGCGCATAATGCCGCTAAAATCATAACTTTTTAGTACGGAGGTTCCGGTAGAAATAGTGTCGTTTTCCGTCTCGTCGTACCACATTAACATTGAGTTACGCTCAAGGAAGTACAAGCGCAAACGATAACTACTAACGTTTGAAAGTTGCGTTAATCCTCCGCTTGGGCCACCAGAAGCGATTGAAATGTCTGCTGCTGATCCTGTTCCCGTATATACTTGCGGTACATCTGCGCCTGAATTATTCGCAAGATACAAGCGATTGCGGAATCCTTCTTTATTCCAGTTGCCGCTTGTGTATCCTCCGACCTTGCTGATGTTAGTAATGGTTCCAGTAGAACTAACGCTAAATAGTTGCGTCGTTTGCGCTGCAATAAGTTGTGCCGTTCCATCAGGCAACGGGAACTCATGCATGAAGTTTATTTGCGAAGCAGTACCGCCGGATGCACTAGCTAAGTTTGCAAACTCTTGATAGCCAAGTCTAACCGTTGGTGCCGTTGCCCCAGGAAACACGTTTACCAATTCCAACGCTGCGGCTGGTTCCATATTGTCGATAGGGCTAACTAAGTCTAGCCCTAAAGACGGTGGAGGCATTGTGAAGCCTTGAAACGGCATTGACCCTCACAAGTTAATAACGACGAATCTGAGGCTGCATCATTTGACCTGCAGGACTACCCGGCTGCATCTGCTGCATCTGTTGCGGCATTTGCGCTTGATTAAACCCAGATTGCATAACGTTAAATCCCTGCGTCATTGCCGCCATTTGTTCCGGTGTCATTCGATTTGGTTGGAAACCCACCAACGAACCAAACTGATCATATCGCATTGGCATTTGTGTATATGATTCTGGATTTGTTCCCTGCGGTGGCATTGTAATTTGCGGATTCATAAACTGTGGCTGTTGCTGCGCGTATTTATCCTGTGCTTGTGCATACAGATTACGTGTAGCCTCATTAACACTCCGCGAGATCATGTTGTTACCAGGCATCTGCGGAATGTTGCCAGAACGGATCTGATTCATGATGTATGCATCACGACCAAGTTGCTGTCCCATGTTTTGCAGATTTGGTCCACCTTTGGGCATTGGTTGAACGTTAGGAGGAATCTGCAGCATGTCCTGTCGCGCACCAGGAATTGCTCCTGCTGCTCCATATATGCCTTGGGGTGTTGGCATTGGTTGTGCCATGCCTCCGCGCTGTGGCTGATTTGGCAACATACCACCCTGCTGATTTACGAGAGCACCACTAGCATCAGATGGTGGAGTTACTTGGGATTACTATTCCGGTCCTTATAAAGAGTTTCTAAAAGATACTGACGTTTCCATCTTCAATGAGAAAACGTTAGAGCAAGGAATGATGGAGCGATTCGCCGAGATTCACGGTTTAGATAACATTCAGCCTCGCTTTCTTGCGCAACTTAACGAAGATTTTTCTAAGCAAAACCCTGGTAAGATTATTTATGCAGGAGGCCATACACGCGCAGAATTGTTTGCGCGTAGCGGCACTGCAGTTTTTGGAACGTGGATCTGATGGCACAGCAACCAATGCAAGCACCACCACCAGCAAGAGGCATGACGCCTCAACAGTATTATATGACCCTTATTCAGCAGGGTATGCGAAGTCAGGATGCTTATGCCGCTTTGCAGCAAGCGCATGGTTTTTGCTTGCTGAATCTTTCCAGTATCAGTGCGATACAATCCTGGCGACAAACGAAGAACCTCTCCTTGTTTTGGACGCTCTAGCTTGGTTAGGGCTTGAACGTTTTTAGCATCAATGCCCGCTTGTTTTGCAAACGGACTATTGCCAAGCATAGCGGCAATGTTTGCGTCAACGTCCTTCTCGCTCTTAGCGTTGCTAATGGCTGCGTTGACTAACATACCTGTAAATTGCTCGGTATGATAATTTTCTGGAGCGCCTTCATAAATCCGCTTAATCATCGGATCAATTTTGCTCGTGGCATAATTTGATAATGGGTTAGAAGCATCTCCATCGTAAGGATGACGTTCTGTACCATCTAAATTTTTGAATTTATGTTTACCATCAAGCCCGATATCAAACTTGGAACCGTCGGCAAGAGTCACTTGATACTTGTCATCAGCTACGCCGCTATCTTTTAGGTTACTTCTAAAACTATCGCGGATCTGCTGCTGTTGACTTTTTCCACTTGTAAGGCGCGATCCGATTGATCGTCCGCCCATTAGTCGCATTCCAAGATTAAGTGTGCCTAATCCTGGAAAGTGATTTGCTACTTGATTGATATAGTCTTCGCGGGTTCCACGACCACGCACGATATCTTTCATGCCAGTTTCCCACGCATTACTTGCCGCAATAGCAGCGCCCGCTACGATTGCTGCGGGCCATAATACTGCTCCCGCTCCTGCTGCAGCACCGCCAGCAGCACCTCCACCAGTTGCTACGCCGCCGGTTGCGCCGGCTGCTGCACCACTACCAATAGCGCCGCTACCCATTACGGCCCCACCGCCAGCCGTAGCCATGCTACCACTAGCGCCAGCACCACCGCCTAAGACGGAACCAAGCACTGCGCCACCAGTACCGGCGCCAGTACCAGCACCTGCCGCTGCTGCTCCAGCACCGCCGAGTTGCCCGTAAAGATAAGCAGATCCAGCTAGCCCTGCTAAGGTGCCTCCAGTTTGCGCTAGTGCTGCATTTGACTCTGCGCTCTGTTGCTCTTGACGTAATTGCTCGGGACTTTTAGGAGGACCATACGCTTGCTGCAAAGCGGCATAAGCATCCTGACTTCGCATACCCTGCTGAATAAGGGTCATATAATACTGTTGAGGCGTCATGCCTCTTGCTGGTGGTGGTGC